GATCCATCAACAAAAACAAATCGCATTAACCTACCACTTCCAAAATCGTTTTCGTTTTCAGTATTTGTAAACTTAGAATTTGTAACTACTTGAAATCCACTTGCTGTTGTTGTTGTTAATATTTCGTCATTAACTAAAACATCCTCTAAAGCATCTATTTCATGTCCTGCAAGAACAACAACCATTTGCAATTTAAAATTGTCTGTGCCAGTAGTTTCAATATGCGTAATAGTTCCACCAACTCTACATCTTCCATATATTATTTGTCTTGGAGCAACTCCTGATCTTGATGCAATCTTAGTTCCAAAATTTTCAGATGATGCATCTATGCCTTTTGAAAATAAACCATTAACTAATGTTCCTACTGCGGATAAAATAGCTAAATCTAAAGCATATAAACTTGCTAATGAACTAATACCTAAAGCAGACCCTATTGCTGCTACACCTGTAACAACTAAAAAAGTTACAACAAATGCTTTAGCTGCTGTTTCTAAAGCTTTAGCCATTAGATATTCTCCATACTGATAATATATCAACGCTTTGTTTTGCAACTACCATATCATCTGAAGGTGTTAAAACCTTAAAACCATCAGATATACCAACTAATTCATTTTCTTCTTTATAAACAACAAGATCACCTTTTTGCATATACGAATTAGGAACTTGATATGCACCTTTTTTCTTACATGCTTTTGCTATGCTTTTAGATATAGTTCCTCCATATTCTTGAATAGCTTTCATAGCACTCTTTTCATCTTTCCATTTAAGATTTATAGGTATTAAATCCTCTCCTGTAATAGCCTTAATACATTCGTTAGAAAATTTACAACAATCCCATGAACCCCATTTAAAGGGTTTAAATCTGTTACAGACAATAAATTCATCAAATAATATCTGCCAGTCGTTTTGTTTTGTAATCATTTATCTGCCTACTAATTCTTTGCCTAGACCGTTGTTGTTGTTATTATTGTTTGAACTTGTATTAGACGAAGCTCGTCCCCATATAATTTCTTTATCTTGTAAAGATGCAACTCTATTAAAGCAACTGTCTGTAGCATCTATAAATTTTTGTGACTCTTTTGTATATCTGAGGTTTGATGGTCTTGATAAATCTATTAATCTGTTTTCTGCATCTATTATAATAGTTGAACCATTAGGGTCATCATTAATAGCCATAGACTGCATACGACCTTTAAATAAAGTCATAGTTCCTACAACTGTATCTGTACCACCTGATAAATAACCAAGAAAGACTGTAATAAATCTATTTTGATAATTTTCTGTGAGTGCTAAGTTTAAAACAGTTGCATCCATACCTGCCATACCAACAGATAACCCACTTGATTTAAACTCTAAAGTATCTTCAATATTTGAAATTGATAGAAGATTGCCTACGCCTAAATATGTAGCACCACCTATAGATAAATCATAATCACCAGTCCATACTCTTATAGTTTCAGTATCAAATTCAGCTTTTACAGCCATAAATAATACTTGATGATCTGCTTCTAAATAATCTTGAATAGAACTATCTATGCCACCTCTATTAGACATTTAAACTACCTCAATGCAAGAAAATGACATTCCATAATTAGATATATTGTTTGCATCCCAATCAACATCTTTAGTTGTTAATCTAAACATTCCTTTCGGTGTAGCAAACCTTACTAAGTGATTTTCAGTTATTGCAGTTCTTAACTTAGGTTGTATTTTTACTCCATAAGTATCTTCTCCACTTATAACATTTAAAGTAGCGTTTTCAGTAACCATTACATATTGAACAGGATTACTTCCTGCTGTTGAGCTAGAAGTTATTTGTAAATAATCACCTTTTTTAATTGTGCCAGTCGCGCTGTTAGAGCTTGAAGATAGGTTTAACCCTGTAGCACCTTTTTGGTTAGAAAGTATCTTACAACCTGACCTGTTGGCTTCTGCAGCTAATGTTTCAGAGGTTTCAGGTTGAACAGTAACAGTATATGCATTGGCTTTAGCAGTTACCTTATGTGTTCCATTATTTTCAGGTTTTGCAGAACCAGTAATAATAATAAAATCACCGACCAATATATTAGTAAATGGCGATGTATTACTCGGAGCAGTTATTGTATTTGCAGCAGCAAAACTTAATACTATTGCGCTTGTTTGATTAGCTCTATTTTTAGCTTTAAGATCGTTAGTGTCATAAGAGCCTTGATTAACTAAGGCATCAGGGTCTGCAAATTTAAACTTATTAACAGGACCATTACACTCTAATAAAAAAGATTGCCATTCAGAAGCAACAGCTCTTCTCATAGGTGGCAGACTTACTACTGCTTCCCAATAAACGCCATCAAACTCTTGTGTAGTTATTTTGCCAGTATAAGGACTAGCTACTGTTCCTATAGTTCTTATTAATCGCATATTGCTTTTAATAAAGTTAGGAGTATTTGGCATCGTTACTATTTTACCCACCTTGTAAGCTCCTTCTAAAAGTACCACCACGCATTGCAGCTTCTTGAACTGCTGCTTTTGTTACATCAGCTATTTGTGGCATCATTTGCATAACTTCTGCTCTTACAGTTGGCACAATGCCTGTAGCAAAGTTTATTGATTGATTGATAACAGTAGTTCCACCACCACCCATAGCATTTTTGCTGTTCATGTTGTTTATAATAGAGCCACTAGTGTTAGGCACAAATATTTCAGGACCTCTTTCACCAACTAGAGTTGCTCTACCACCACGTATAGCTCCACCACCTGCCATACCTTGTGCTAAACCATCTGCTGTTCTACCTAAAGGACCATCGCCAATACTAAATGTTTGCAAGTCATCAAAACCATCTATACCTAAACCACCACTTCCAAATATAGATTTTAATATTTTATTAACTACCATCATCTGTAAAAATATAGCTATTATTTGAGATACAATATTTTTTGAGAAATCCCTAAAATGTGTTAATGAAAGCTCACCTTGCAACATTGCATCAGCTAATGTAGTTGTGAATGCAAGTGAAGCACTTTGAATAGCAGGTGCTAATGTGTCCATGAATGTACTTTTAATTTCGTCTGTATCTTCAATCATACTTGCAACACCACGTTTATACTGTTCAGAAAATTCTATAAAAGTTATACCTGATTTTTTAAATTCTGCATCAATTATTTGTAACGCATTAAATACCTCTAATAACGCATCTTCATTTGCAGCAATAGCATCAGTTGCTAAATCTATATCATCTCTTGCTCCTGCATTAAATATATTAAATATTGCTTCTTGTGCGCCATCTAATTTAGTGTCTGTTAATGTAATAAAATCTTTTATTGATTTTCTAAAATCATCTAAACTACCTTTGTAATTTTTTAGTGCTACAGCTTCATCAAATAAACCTTGTAAAGCAGCTTCATCTGCAAATACATCTCTAAGTGCTTTTATTGGGTCTACATCAATATTAATAGCATCCATAACTTGCTTCATTGCATCATCAACAGGTGCAATCATAGCTATGTCTAATATTCTTGATAATTCTTCACCTGACATACCAAACATTTTTGTATAGAATTCTTCTCTAAATCTATCTAGCTCTAAATCTTCTGTTGATAAAAACTTAGTAACATTAAAAAAACTTCCTTTAATTTGCTTATCTCTTTCTCGTTGTGCTTCTAATTCTTTTGTTCTATAAGTATCATATAAATCTTCAATACGACTTGTTACGCCTTCTATACCACCACCTTGATCTATAATGTTACCTAATGAGTTAGTTGCTGATCTATCAATACTTGTAAAAGAATTAACTAAATTTTGATTTTCTTGCACAAGAGCTTTTATATTATCTACTTGTATAATTACATTTTCTTCTAATTGTTTATCAAGTTTGTCTTTATCTTTACTAGCTTCATTAGAACCTCGTGTAGCAAAATCTAAAGCAATATATGAAGTAGTTGCAACACCTACTGCTGTAGCTATAGCTTTCCAACCTGCAGGACCAGTTAGTGCAAGTAGACCTGCTGAAGTTGCAAATGTTCCTCTTAATGTCTTATTAAGAAATGCAAACGTTTTTGATAAACGACCTACACCTGTAACTATACCAGCTGCAGTAATACCTAATAACACAGCTGTGAGTAACTTTAAATTATCTATAAGAGTTAATATTATATTACCCAAGAGTGTTAACCCAGTACCTAAAGTAGCACCTAGCAACTCAGCTACAGGTGTTGCATTTGCTAAAACTACAGTAAATTCTTTTGCTAAGAGAGTAAGACTCTTTTTAAGACCACCCTCACCTATTGAAACTTTAAACTCAGATGACGCATCACCTAGATTAGATATTGCACCACTTAAAGTATTTAATCTTTCTTCTATAGCGGTTGAAAATTTTTCTCTACCAATACTTCGTAAATATTCAATTATTGAATCACCATCACGTTTAATAGTTTTTCCAATACCGCCAAAGCTGACGTTTATTTTATCGCCTTCTAATTTTGCAATAATACCAAACTGTTTAAGCATTTCCATCTCACCAGTGGTGGCATTGAAGGCAGCTTGTGATAATTGTTGTATTGACTTTCCTGAACCTGCAGCAAGGTTACCAAAATCTTTTAAAACATCAGATGTAGGTTTAACTCCTGCTCTAAGAAGATTTATAAATGCATCTGCTACTTCATCAATTTGGAATGTAGTGCCTTTGGTAAATTCTCTTATAACATCAAAAGAAATTCCAGCAGCTTTAGCACTACCTGTTATTGCTCTTAATGTAGCTTCTAAATCTTCAAATGTTCTTATGGTTTCAACTGAACTTGCTACTAATTTTCCTAGACCTATACCAGCTATAACTCCACCCATAGCTTTTAGAGCTTTATTAACTTTATCTGTTTTTTGTTTGGATTTATCTAGTTTTTTATTAACCTTATCAAGACCTTTAGTAAGTTTCTTAGTCTCAGCTCGGATTTCTACTACTAGTTGATCTACTGTTTTAGCCATTAGTCAGGGTATAACTCCATCATATTCTCTAAACTTTCGCTATTCATAGGTTCTTCATTTTTACCACCATTAAACTCACTAAAGCCTTCAAGAGCTATAAAAATTTCTTTAGGTGATGATTGCCAAAATTCTGAAGGGGACATATGCATCATGCCGACACATATAGAAAAATAACGTCTAATGGGAAGGGATTCACTTATCAATCCCCCTGTTCTTGCTTTCCCTCGTCTGTTTCTTCCTCTGAATCATCAGTTAGAGTATTTGCAAGTAAATTTGCAACTGCTGCTGTTGCTTTAACGATACCTGCTTTTTGCACTAAACCTATAACATCTTTATGTTGCAGATCGTTACCACCACCTCTAAGAGCAGGTGTTAATACATTTATTATTTCAGACATTCTTATGTCTCCCTCACTCATTTTTTGAGCAAGTTTAATAATACCAGTATTACAAGAGTCCTCTACTTTCATAATAGCGTCTATGGTAAGTCTACACTTGTAGTCTTTACCTGCTAAATTTATAGTGATTTCACCCTTTAGTTTGTTGTTGTTCGCCATCTGACTTTTCTCCTTTCGGTTGACTTGCTTTTGCAAGTTTTACTTTAATAATTCCATCCCTTGTGTCAATCCATGAAGACATGACTTGCATGACTTTACCATTAACTTTGATCGTGTCTTTAATATCACATACAGGCATATCTAAATCTTCACCATTAAACATAGCGTGAACATCTTGATTGCCTATTTTAACGATTACTTTTTCCCAAGCCATAAGTTACTCCTTATTAAACTGCTGCGAATGTAATGTATCCTGCTGACTCAAAAGACATTGAGTAAGTTACTTCACCATTATATTCACCTGCATACTCTAAACTTGTGATATTGAAAGCGCCAGTATATGTACCTAAGTTTGGTATTAAGAACTGGATTGTTTCAAAAGCTGCTGTTTGAGAAGAAGAACCATTAGTTGTGTTTTGTTGTGCTTGGTAAGAAGTTCTTAAAGCAACTTCTGATGCAGAATCTGTAAAGACCCCTGAACCACTTATCGCTATACTATTCACCCCACCACCTGCTAATAAAGTTCTAGTGCCAAGACTATCCTTATTAGTAACATCTAGTGATTCATCAGATAAACTGATTGAAGATGATCTTAGTCCACCGATGGTAGTTTGAGTACCACTAATGTCCATTTTGATTAACATGTCCAAACCTTTTTGTGCTGCCATTTTATTCTCCTATGATAAAGTTAGTTTAGCCTAAAATTATTGCTCGGAATCGCATGACTCCATGCCGAGTAACACCATCTGGGTCTCTCATTATGTCGCTAAATTCAAATCTAAGATTAATTAAATTGAAACCAGTAACAGTTAAGTCTATATCATGCAATAAATCGTGAACCTTGTCCATTATTTCTTTGGTTTGTTTTGAACCTTTATATTGTGACCATATATGTATGTTAATCGTGTACTCTCCACCATTTAAATCTTTAGTGCCATAATCAATAGCAGTTTCTTCTCCAAGAGATATAAATGGATATGGATTACCTTCTATTACTTCATCATAAACACCACAAGATAACGTAGATGTAATAGCACTTACATTCAAGGCAGCATAGATTGCAGACTGTAATTGAAACTGACCTATACTCATTTAATAATTCCTTGTTTTTTAAACAAATTAAATATTTTATTTTTATTTTTTTGGAATGCAGGATGCATAAATGGTCTTGGTTGCATGTTTACAGTTCCATACTCTAATGCTTTTGAGTAAGGAGATGCTGATATAACTTGACCTACTACACTTCCATCAGGTTTAGAGGTTACATTCATTGTAATATTTTGACCTAAAAAACCCTCGTCAGTTGCAGGTGGTTCACCTGCTGCTGATGCAATATGAGGTGGAAGACCTGCTCTGCTATATGTTCTTCCTGTTCCTTTTTGTTTTATACTTTCTTGTACTGTTCTTTCAACCATCATCGTTGCACGAGTAACAACTGTTACTACATTTTTTTTTGCTATTGTAGTTCCTCTTTTATCTAAATGTGCTTGTAGCTTTTTTGGATCAGTAAACTTCATATCGCTACGCCTTCTTCACATAAGAGTTTTAAAAATCTATCTCTTTCGTCTACATTAACAATACCTTTAATATCAAACAATCTTGTGCCATAACTTATACGACTATTAGTGCCTATATTCTTCATATAACGCATTGTAACTTCGTGTGTAACCTTCTCTTGAACCATGCCTTGTCTATATGAGCTGTTGGCATTAACTGGTTTAATATTAGCGTATATGAAAGTAACTGCTGTATAGTTTTGCGACATTCCACCACCTGCATCACGAGTATTAGTAGCGTTTTCTACCTTAACTCTATATCGCATCTTGCCGATACTGTTTGACATTTTAGCCTAATGCCATAAGTGTTGATGAGCCAAAGCCTTTATGAATAACATAAGGTGCATATAATGTTCTCAACATTGGTGGATAAGCTAAAGCTGCATCATACATATCACCTCTATGCTCATAGAGATAAGCTATATGTTGTAGTATGCCTAACTTTAAAGGTTCAGGTATATTGTATTGAGATGTGTAACCGACCACATATTGCACTTCTATTGCATTCACTACTCTTAGATCAGTAGGGAAAGTTATTCCTTTCTTTAAAACTATCCTTGAAGGCTCTCTAATTAGGTCTAAGTGATAGTTACTTGCAGCAAATGTAGTTTCATTGTTTGCATCGCTAAAGGTCTTAACGTGCGTAACAGAAGCGACTGGTGATCTTGGTAATACTACATAATTCTTGTAATGATTTAAGTAAGCACCTGTTCTCATGCCTTCCCATAAAGGGTCTTCATTATCTTCAAAGCTATCTAAATAAAGCTGTAATGTTTGAGTCATTAAGGCTCTGCCAGTGTACTCTTCACAAAATCTTCTAGCAGACTCTAAAAAAGGTCTTAATATTCTTTCATCAGTAGAATCATCAACTCTAAGGTACTCTTTAACTTCTTGAAGGGTTACAGGCTCTTGTGAAGGCTCTGTTTTTACTTTTAATCCTGCCATTATATAAATGCTCCTATAACTTGTGAGCCTATAATAAGAATATATAAACCCCAAATCTGTTGTTCCATGCGAACAAATCTTTGTGAACCTGACTCCATACGTCTTTCTATGTTCTCATAGCGTAAAGCACATATCTGCTCGTGTAGTTCCAACTTACTTAAATCAGTTGGGTTTGTTATCTCCACTTTGGGCATCTTCATCACTTACTTCCATTTCTTCAGGCAAATTTTCTTTTAGTTCTGCCATAAAATGATTAATGAGTACATCAGCTTTTTCTATTTCAAAATTAGCGTTTGTAACCATATCATTCTTTTGTTTTTGTATAATGGCTAGTTTGTTATATATAACCTTACCTTCATCAGACATATCATCTATTAGGTATTGTTTATTAACGTCTTTGTCATCTACCTTTTCAGTAAGTGTTAGAACTTTTGGTTCTTCGTTTACTGTATTATCTTTAGCTTCTGCCATATTAATTCTCCTAATTAAAAGTTATATCTTAGCACTCTATAGTTTATATTCAAACACTTGCTGTTTCGTTAGCAGTTTTCTTAGCGTTCTTAATTGCTGTTGTCCAAACTGCTGTTGCAATGCCTTGTAATTCAGATGATTCACTACTCATATCTGTATCGGTATGTGTCCAAGAACTACCATCATGAGTTGATAATACGCAATCTATTACACGCCTATGGAAAGACCTCGTTAGCTCTATGCCATCTTCTTTGATGACTGTAGCTGTTCGCACCTGTATAGATTTATAGTCTCCAACAACTTCTATTTTGTCATCTACTACTGTTTTTGTTATTGCCATTCTATTTTCTCCTTTTGTCCATACCTAGCATCCACTAGGTATATTGTTAAATTGTTACGCTGCTGTATAAAAACCTGATATTTTTAAGTTTTTAGCACTATAGTTAGCGTTAGTAACAGCACCCGCTGAAGTAGTGCTTGCTGCTATTAAAGAGGTGTTTCTAAGTGCTACCCACATATCTGTTCTGCCAGAGTTAGTTCCTGCCAAACAAAGCCCAGCAGTATTGTCGCCTGTGGATTTTGCAGCAAAAGGAAGTGCTAACCTTACTTCTGCTGTACTTGAAGTTGTAGGGAACAACATACCTATTTCAATATAAACTTTGTTTCCAATTTTTGTGTATTCAGCAACAAATACATTAAGTGTCATACCCGCACCTGATTGGTCAGTTACAGTCCAAGTACCTTCTTCATAATCGTCAAATAGTTCACTATCGCCACTTCCTGAAGTAGCACTAAAGTCTATTCCATGTCCATTAGCTACTTTAAGATTTCCGTCTGTAAATATTGCTCCAGCCGCAAAAGTTGCAACATTTGTGCTTCTACTAACGCTTAAAGCAATAGTTCCAACAGCGTTAAATAGCTCAAACGCACTTGTTTCGGATGCTGCACCTTGACCAAGTAACCATTTAT